TGAACTTTTTGAACCGCTGGTTCGGACCCGACGTTTGGAATGGAGACGTGAACTCCATGGCCAATCCTTCCCGCTTGCTGTCGAAGCTGTGGGTTGGTCCGGCAACCCTCCCGCATCCGTTGGAGAGGTTTGCTGAGCGCGCTTCGGGATATTACCGAATGGACAGGAACTCCCCTGTGATTGGGGCTATTGTCCGCGCGTCCCACGAGCTGCTTGGAGAGCGCGTGGAAGGAGTGTTGATGCCGTGGGACGGTAAGCATTCACTCGAGTCTAACTGGCCCAATGAGGATTCGGGCTGGATGGGAGAGACGTTTCGAAAATCTATCCCGGACTTCCATTGGGAGCGGTTTGAGACGTGGATTGAACAGATCTACGAGACCCGCGACCCGGAGCTGCTGTTGAAAGCTCCACTATGCACAGCTGCTAATGTTGAGACCCCCACAGTGAAGCAGTCTTGTGTTGTCGGAGATGAACTCCTGACACCAGCGCCGAAACCAAGCGCTGACGCCCCTGTTGCCAAGGACAAGGAAGAGCTAGATGGCACGCGCCCGATCTATGATGGAGATGTTTGGAAGATCTCTCTGGACGAGCTAGATGAAGTGTTCACGGCTAAGCCCGCAGATGTACATTCTGCAGTAGAAGAACACCAGGATGAGCAGGTCGATCGTGCGACCAGTGATCACAAATCACCACAATCCAGTGTACCTGCTGTAGTTCAAGCCGCTGCCCAGCTTGTCCCCATGGTTGGGGAAGGAGGCAAGCGCGTGCGGAAGGGTGCTGTCACGTCAGCGCCAAAATCCTCTGAGAAAACGGGGGTTGCGGGAGGTGGTGCCAAGTTGGACCCCCGCACTTGGAAAGCCCGTAAACAGCGTGAGGGAGAACCTCCGGGCGAGTACAAGGCCTATCTTGCAGGGTGGCAAGAGAAGCGAGCTAAGGTGGCAAAGCGCCTTGGCGTCTCCCTAATGTGAATGCGCCTTTGGGGCGACGGCTTTGTGAGTTGTGCCTTAAAACAACTCACCTGAGGGAGCAAATCTGGACTTAGTCAGGCAAGTTGGAAGTCTTCCTACCGTTGCGGTCGCACCGCCTATTCGAAATTCTTTCGAACTGGTTTATCTGAAACGATGAACAACAACAACAACAATGCCGCTCCATCTCGTCGCCGTGGTCGTAAGCGCGGTCGCAATGGTGGTGGTAGCGCTGCTCAACCTGCTCAGCAGCCGGCGCAGAAAAAGCAGAAGACGGGTCGACGCCAGCGAAAGCGCGCAGCCCGTAATGGTCGAGCCATGTCACAGCGTGGCGACCAACTCACTGGCAAAGGACTCACCAAGAACTCAACGACTAATCGTTCGCAGATGGTTGTGGAAGAGGATGAGTATGTGGCAGAGGTCACAGTTGCCAATGAGCCCAATTTCAACGTCCAACAGTACTCCGTGAACCCGGGACAGGCTGCGACGTTTCCTTGGCTGTCGACGCTTGCCAAGAACTTTGAGAAGTATGAGTTTGAGTACCTCGAGTTCTACTACAAGCGTGAGGTGTCTGAGTATGCTACCAATGGTCAAGTGGGCAAGGTGATGATGTCCTTTGACACGGATGCTTCAGACAATCCGCCAGCGACCAAGGCTCAGCTCGAGGCCACGGATCCTCACGAGGACGGGCTGCCCAGCGAGAACATTGCGCTGGTGATCCCGAGCAGCATGCTGTGCCAGAAGCTGGATGCATGGTATGTTCGACCGGGAGGGGTCCCGCCAGGGGCCGACGTCAAGACCTATGATGTGGGCAACTTGAACGTGGCAACTATTGGAATCAACAACAATGTTGCCGTTGGTGAGCTTCATGTTCGTTATCGATGTGTGTTGAGCATTCCAGTGCTTGAGAACGCCGTCGTTCAGCCCGCCAAGAGCACGGCGCAGTTTTTGACTGCTGGCATTGCAAGTGGTTCTACACCAGAGACAGGAGGAACGACAGGTGTTGCTGTTGGTCTTCTAGTCGCGTCTGTACAAACAAATGGACTGGGTGCTGTCAACACTGCTGGCTCGATTGTGCCGCCTGCTGGGAACTACCTCGTATCAGCAGAGGCGTTCGTGGAGGACACTGCTTTGACATCGGCCGACTTGTACATTGCTAAGAACGGGACAAACCTGATTCGAGCGCAGTGGAACGTCGCTGCCGGTGCCGTTGTAGCAATTGCCACCTTGAATGCCCAGATGGTGATCTCGTGCAATGGCACAGATGCCATCACCTTTCCCGTCGCAGCAACATTTGGCGGTGGAGGGACTACTGACGTGTGGGGTTCCGTCATTCTTCAGATGATTGCGTGAGCACTCTGGGGAGCAGTAAGCTTTCTGCGTAAACAAAAGAGCGCCTACTACTAAAATAAAACTACCATAAATAAAATAGTAT